CACGCTCCCAGCCCCGCATGCACGCCCAGGTGCCCCGCTTGCCCTCCTCGGTCTGGTCGCCCTTCTTGGCAGCCTCTGTGCCCTTCTTGGCGTCCGTGACCGTAGACCCGAACACGTCCTCGTAGTTGTCGATCAGGTGCGGGTTCTCCCGGAAGAACGCCTGCACAAGGTGGTGCCAGTCATGCCGGGCGGCGTACTTGATGTTGTCCTCCGCCTCGGTGTACACGTCGATCGTCATGAACCGGTTGAGCAGAGCGCGGAATTGCTGCATCACGCCGGCCTTGTCCTCCAGCCGATTGGAATCGGCGATGGTCATCACGCCGACAGGCTTCTTCAGCACGCCGTTCATGTCCTCGCCATTGACGTACTTCTGCAGGAGCTTGAGCGTGGTCGGGTCGGTGTTGAGCATCTCGCCGATGAAGATCACCCCCTGTGCGTCCGGGTCGGTGTAGGCGTTGGGCAGGCAGGCATTGGAGTACATCTTCAGCGTGCCGGTCGCCACGTCGGGCATGGCAGCCTGGATGTCCATGGGGGACATGGTCGGGCCGTAGAAATGCCAGACTTTAAAGTGCTCGATGCGCTCACGCATGCGCGCAGCGAACGCTTCGATCGTGTGGGTCTTGCCAATGCCGGGCTTGCCCAGCATCAGCAGGTTGGTCTTAGCCGCGTATGCGCGGATGATGATGGAAGTGGTTTCTTCGAGTCGAACAGCCATGATGATTCTCCTAAGTAAGTGAGGGCGGTACAGGTTACTGAGTAACGTTTGGGGTTAACGGGACTGCCGGGCGTACCCTCAGTCGAAGAACGAAGCCAGGGCAGCCGCGATGCTCTTGGCCTTCTGCGTGGCTTCCTGCCGGGCGGTGGCGTCACCCTTATAGAACAGCCCGGGCTTGTTGAACGACTCTTCGATCTCTTGGGCGATCTGAGTAATCTTAGGGTCGTTGGTCAGGTTCAGCTGCGGCAACAGGGCAGCGATCTCCTTCACGTTCTCCACCCAGGACTGGTAGAACTGCCGCTTCTCGTCGGCATCCTCTCTCCTGGAATACTCCGCAAGGCGGTCAGCCATCAGCTGCACGGCCTCCAGCGTGCGCCTGACCGTAGTTGCCATGGCTTCCGATACGCGAGCGTTGACCTTCGCTTCCGCCTCTGCCTGGAGTCGGGTCATCTCCTTCTGGTCCAGCCCCTGGACAACCCGGAAGTCGGCGACGTCCGGCAAGGGCATGACCTCGAACGCACACGTGAACCTGCTACGCACGTGCCCAGGCATCGGGTACTCTTCTTCGTCGAAGAGATCGTTGAGATCGAACCGGGCCTTCTCCCGCAGCGCGGGGTACTCCGTCATGAACTTATCGATGAGGCTGTCGCGGTGCCGAGCCATGTCGCCGTAGGCGAGCTGGATGTCGAAGTGCCCCGCCACGTTGTACACGCGCATGCCGTTGTCGAACCACGGCGCCGACACGCTGTTCCACCATCCGCGCATGGCGGACGAGTGCTTGATGATGTCCTCCAGGGCCTCGGCCCCGGGGAGCAGGGCCTTGCGTGCGCTGATGGCGCCATGGACTGCGCCGGCAGCGGCTTCCGCCGTGGCTTCGACGGACTTGGCCTTGCGCTTGGCTTCCCAGTTGGAGATGCTGAGCTTGCCGACCAGGACGAGATTCTTCAGATTGCTGGTACTCATGGTGATTCTCCTATGTGTGTTGGTTACTCAGTAACCTTGATTTGCTGCGACTTGCGGAAATCTTCGAGGGTCAGTGCGAGCCCCTCGTACTCTTCTCCCTGCTTGAGGGCGACTGTCGTGTTGTACGCGTCGGTGTACGCCTTGGCTTCCTTCTCGTTCTCGGCGAACACCGCGTCGTTGGGGACGCTCTTGAACGCGAGATCGACCTGCCCTTTCATGTAGTACAGGCGACGCGTCGTACCCTGCAGGTACTCATCACCCACAACCTTCAGGGACGAAAGCAGATGCGCAATCTCGGTGACTTGGGAAGCGGGGACCAGCAGGTTGCACCACAATGAAGACGAAGTGAGCACGAATAGCTGTTCGTCGGTGGCGGTTGGTTTGGGTCGTGCCATGGTGATTCTCCTATGTAGGTAAGTGCGTGGTGAAAACCACGTCAGTAAGCCCACGGGCGCTCATAACACCCATGGGCTTTAGTCGTGGTCTTACGTGTTGCGTTTGTTCGTTGGCCTCGCGCCTTGGCGGTGCGCCTTGCTCCCGTAGGGTTAGGGGGTAGTCGAGAGCAGGTGGCATCGGCCTTTCCAAGGTCGCGCTTCCATACACCGCAGGTTACTCAGTAACCAATGGCTCGTCAGGGGGTGGGGTCCGCGTTCTCCAGGCGTGGTCATGCAGGCCGTAGGGTGGGGGATAGTCGGCGCAGCATAGTAAGAGCAAGCCCCTGAGCGGCTTATCGAGGAGGGCCTGATGGCGCCTCGGCGTTGCTCAGGGACACGCTCTCGCACACGAGGGTAGTTGCGGGGGGTCCACCATAACGAGCGGCGCTTCACAGCGTACGCAGGTATGGGTCATTCGATCGGCAGGGATAAAGAGCGCTGGACTGATAGGTTACTGAGTAACCTTCGGGCCTTCTGGCGGGGAATTCCCACTAGAGTCTCCATTATACGTCTGTATGGAGCCAAAGTCAAGGAAGACAAAAAAGGCAAAATAGCCAGATTACCGTTCCCTGTTCGCCGCTGCCGCTGCTGTGTAATACGCGGCGTGCTCTTCGATCACGTCCATCAGCGATCTGCTGAGCCGCTGGGCCAAGTGCTTGCGTGCGTACAGTGCCACGGCCTCGACGTGCGGGCGTTTGCCCGTTGCCGTGGTCAGCAGAGTCGCCAGAAGCTTTAGCGGCGAGGTACCAGGGTTGTTCATGACCGTAGTCAGCAGCTGTTTCGTGACCGTGTCCGCCTTGGTGTTGATCCGTTCCGCCCGCTCGGCTCTCCACCGCGCCCAGGTAACGTGCGCAGGGTACCGCGTTGCCATGGCCTTCCTGCCCTCGTCATGGCGGGCTTGGCGCTGGGCAATGCGCTCTGTGACTTCCAGCAGTCTGTCCGGGTCGAACGGTCCCAGGGTGTTATTGAACCGTCCCGTTCGGATAAGCTCGACGATGTAGTCCCTATCCATGATCCCGGATGCACAGATGGATACGATCGCCGCTTGAACCGTGGTGTTGACCGACGCAATCCGCTGGGCTAGTCGCTTTTTGTGCGGCTCGGCAGTGGTGTTGGTGTCGGGCGTTTCCAGGATGCGTTCCACACCACGCAGGTACGCCGTGGCGATGTACCGCCTATCTACTCCATACGTACGTGTGAGCGTATTCCATTCGATCGTGCTTCGGTGCGGCTTCTCCAACAGCGCGGGGAGGAGTGTGGCAGACACGATGCTCACGGGGATGATGTTCATAGACACCATGTATGCACGAGTGTACATAGCCTGACGGTCATAGCTCGGCATTGCGGGAATAGTCGGAGCTACCACGCTGGCCCAATACGTGTGGGCACGGGTTCCTGCCAATGCGGCTTTCTGCTTAATGTCGGCGACGGTGGGTAGAGTGTTCATGGTGCTGATCCTCCAGGTTGCGGGCAAAGTGTATAGGTGATGAATTATGGCACGGGGCACAACAGGTCGCAATCGAAATTTTATAACTAGGCTAAAAATCTTCTAAACAACATTTGGGGAGTTTGCGATTAGCAGTCAGACCGCCGAAACCATTGTGCTGCAAGGCTGAACGAATTTTATACATCCACTAAGCAAAAAAATACATCAAAATGGCACACCCCCCATTTGTTTTGGTGGAAATTGCGAGTGCGAAATTACGCTATGTATACACGCCAACTACGCATGCGCGCGTGAGGAAGAAGACATAGAAGCTAACTTGCCGGGAAATAGGCCCCAACATTTCCGGGGGTACCTAAAATCACTGCTTTTTATGCTTAGCGTTCATAGACGAAATTAGATAGATAGATATATATAAATATTAAATTATTTATTTCAATAAGTTACGTGTGGTATTTCCGCCTTTTCTACCCGACCTTTGGTAATCACAACTCCAGAATTGTTGCTTATCGGTTTTTCACATTGGGTATACGCTGGATTCTCGTTGTGCATCAGTGACTTGCAGCGCCCCCGAGTAACAATTCAAAACTGGGTATACGTTTATAGCCCATGCACGTACGTATGTATTGCTACTGTATTGCACTGACTATACACGTAGAGGTTACTCAGTAACCTATGTTTGTGCGGGGGCGCGGCGGACTACTACGGTCATGTACAGACGTGCATACGTTACTGAGTAACCTACAAAAACTCGGGACGAAAAAAAGCCCCGCTTTCGCGGGGCTTCGAATGCTGCTAGGGTCATGCGGTTTGCTTGGCCGGCGTACGGGTACGCGTCGGCGCGGGGAGGAAGTCCTTCAAGTCGGTCGCGAAAGCCTTCTGCTTAGCTGGCGTCTGCTTCGACAACCACAAGCTGAGCGCATCGGCCAGGGCATCGGCGCCGAGTTCGTCGGGGATGCTGAAGCCTTTGCTATTGCCTTCGGGCTTCGGCGCCTTTCCTTTGGCGTACCGCTTCAGTGCGGCTTGGATGTCTTCCCCCTTCTGAGGGATGCCGCCCTCGCGGTTCAGCTTGCGCGCTTCGCTGAGGCGGACTTTCAGCATCTTGAGAATCCCCTCGCGCTTGCCCTTCTCCATCTTGGCCGTTTTGGCTTCCACGGCCGTACGGAGCTCCCCGGGCTGGTTTTCCTTGCCGAGCTTTCCGTTTCCGAAAACGGCTTCGAAGCGGCCTGTTGCTGACGCCTCAGCGAACAATTCAGCAATGGCTTTGGCGACGCCAGCGCCGACGGACTGCGCGCGGTTGTTCTGCTCGTATGCCTTGACTAGGTCGGAAGCGATGGCGGTAACGGTGACAACGGCGGCGGTTTGCTTGGTCATGATGAATCCTTTCATGTGAGTTATGTCTGGGCGATGTTGCCTCGACATCTCGAATCTTCCGGATGTTCTCCGGGCTGTCAATTGCAGGTTACTCAGTAACCTATTCGGCTTTGCGTGTGTTTGGATGCGTGCTGCGGCGATCTACTACGGTCACGCAATACAAAGGGTGTGAGCTAGGCAAAAAGAAAGGGGCCGAAGCCCCCTCCCTAGATGCACAGGCCCAGCAGCAGGCCCAGAAGTACGCCGCACAAGGCGGCGCGGATAAGGCCAGCCCTTGCGGGCTGGCATCGTTTCAGAAGCGGGCTCACCAGGGAGCCTCAAGACCCTTGAACGGGAGCCGCGCGATGCGCTCCCGCAGGCCGGCGGGGAGGCCGGCGGAGAACTCCCGCCGAGTCCTCTGTGCGGTGACCAGTACCGCCAGCTGTTCAGCCCGCTGGGCGGGCGTGCTCTTGGGGGCGGGCCGAAGGCCCAGCGCCCACAACTTGTGGGTCACACAGACCGAGCGGATGTCTTCGACCTTGATGACCGCGAAGTCCAGCCCGTGCACTGCACGGTTGGAGCGAGTAGCGAAGAGTGAGAGTGCCATGGTGCTTCCTTTCATGTATGTCACGCAGTGAGGCGGAAGTGCCCTGCTGACAACCTGCACTCTCCCGATATTCTCCGCGCTGTCAAGCATAGCAGGCAGAAAAGAATTCTTTTTTCCTGCTGACCCGCCAGGGGGGAAAGCCTCTTCGGGGGCGGGGGGTACTTATTCCCGCTCCTCCACATAACATTTTGAGTTTTTGTGCACTAACTTGCCTTCCTTGCGGGGCCGCGTAGCTTTTGAGTTTTTGTGCACTAACTTGCCTTCCTTGCGGAGTGCTGAAAATTTAAGCATAAAAAACCCTGCTATACCTTCTATTGACACGCGAGCCAACAGCGGTAGAATCGCCTAACTACCCTCCTACGCACACACACACACACGCAATGGCCTCCTCAAACAAAACCTGCTCGTGCTGCCACAAGTCAAAGCCGAGGACGGAGTTTGGCAAGAACCGCCAGACGCCGGACGGTTTAATGTACTATTGTCGCGAGTGCGCGTCGGGCAAGCAGAAAGCCTTCCGGGTCTCGAACCCCGAGTCGACCAAGGCGTCCCGAGCGCGGTACCTGGACAAACTGCGAGCCCGTAACGCACCCCCTGTGGAATGACCGCCGTCACTACCCGATCCTTTGGTCCGATCAATGCGGACAACCCCGGCGAGGCGTCGTTCCCGCACAAGCTTCCGATCGAGCTGGCGATGGGGTTAAACCCCGTCAAGGACATCTGCGAAGGGTACGGCCTGACGCGGGACGACCTGATCGCCATCTACGAAATCCCCCAGTTCAGAGCGCTCCTGGAGTGGGCTCAAGAGGTACGCCTGGAGCCGAACGGCATTTTCCGGCTTCAGATGGTCATGATGTCCGACGACATTGCGAAGACGATCTTCATTGCGATGACTGACGCTGAAGGCGGAATGGGACTCCGCTTGCGCGCCGCCGAGCTGGCATCCAAGCTGGGTGGTTTGGAAGCACCCAAGCAGCCGCCTGCGTCTGAGAGTTCTGACAAATTCACCATATCCATCAACTTCATCGACTCGTCCGGTGCAGTATCGGACACCCGCATGCGCGCGGCCATTGATGTCAGCCCATCTTAACTACACCCCACCCCCAACAATTTCGGCGTTCATCCGGGACTACCTCCCGGGGGAGCTTTTCTTCAACTGGATTCTGGGGCCGGTGGGATCGGGCAAGACGACGGGTATCTTCTTCAAGCTCGTCTACATGGCGTCTCTCCAGGCGCCGAGCCCGCGAGACGGGATACGGCGGTCACGCGCTGTGGTGGTCCGGAACACCATGCCCCAGCTTCGGGATACGACCATCACCAGCTGGAACTACTGGTTCAAGGACGGCCAAGCAGGAACCTGGAAGGCCAGCACAAGCTCGTTCCTGCTGAAGTTCGGCGACGTGGAGTGCGAGGTTCTGTTCCGCCCGCTCGATACCCCCGACGACGTCAACCGCGTCCTCTCGCTGGAAGTGACGTTCGCGATCCTGGATGAGTTCGTCCAGATCGACAAGGCGATCGTAGAAGCGCTCTCAGCGCGGTGCGGCCGGTTTCCGCCCTCGGTGGATGGCGGGGCGACGAACTGGGGCATGTGGGGCAGCTCGAACCCAGGCAACGAGGACAGCTGGTGGTACTCCATGCTGGAGGAGATCGAGAATACGCCTTCGAACTGGACGTATTTCAAACAGCCGTCCGGGTTCCTGGTAGGCGCGGAGAACGTGGACAACCTTCCCGGGCGAAGGGCGTACTACACGTCCCTGGCGGAGGGGAAATCGGACCACTGGGTCAAGCAGTACATCGAAGTGGAGTGGGGCTTCAGCATTGACGGCACGCCGGTTCTGAAGTCGTTCGCGCCGGAGTACCACGTCAGTAAGAAAGCGCTCCTGTTCAACCCTCGGCTCCCTCTGGTAGCGGGGTATGACCCCGGGATCGGCGGGAGTGCCCTGATCTTCGGTCAGATGAACCACCACGGGCAGCTCCTGGTTCTGTCCGAGCTTATCCAGTCTGGGTACGGCACGGAGCGGCTGGCGAAGGAGCGGCTGGCGCCGCACTTACGGCTAAGGTATCCAGAGCTGCAGGAGTTCATCATTACACCCGATCCGGCAGCGGCGGGGAGGAATTCCAGCAACGAGCGTTCGTCTGTGGACATGCTGAAGACACTCAAGTACGTCGTGAAATTCCCCGACATGAACAACTTCCTCGAGACGCGGATCACTGCCATGGAGTTCTTCACGACGCGGATCACGCCGGTTGGACCGGCGCTTCTGATCGACCCTGGATGCCGAGGGTTTATCCGGGCGCTCAGTACGGGATGGAGGTTCAAGGCCAAGAAGGACGGAGAGACGAAGGACGAGCCGGAGAAGAACCAGCACAGCCACCCTGCGGACGCCGGGGGGTACCTGTGCAAGTGGTTCGCCAACTCCGATCCGAGGTATGCCATGAGTAACGCTCGCAAACGTGCGTTGCCGCACCCCCCGGTCACGTCCTACCATGCGCGGTGATACCATGCCCACCACCCATTGCCAGGACCGTCCACCATGCAGATGACCACCGACCCCGTCACCGCTGCGCTTCGTTCGCGGCCTTCGAACCCCGACGCGCTTAGAGCCCTTGGGCAGCGCCTCAGTACGCAGTTCACCAGCTACGAACGTGAGCGGCGCATGGCAGAGCTGCGATGGGCCAAAAGTGCCCGGCAGTTCTTGGGCATCTACGACCCGGACGTCGAGGCGGCGATCGGGAGTGGTCGGTCTCGTGCGTATCCGAAACTGACCCGGGTCAAGTGCATCGCCATGCTCAGCCGGATGATGAACCTGTTGTTCCCGTCGAACGAGAGCAACTGGACCGTGACCAGCACTCCCGTGCCGAACTTGTCGGAAGAGGACCTCAACACGGTTCTGGAGACGCTCCAGGTGTCCCTGGACCCGAGCGTTCCGCTCGAGGACAAGATGGTCGAGTTGGCTATCCAGGAGTTCGCCAAGGAGCGCAGCCGGAACCTGGAGCGGGAAATCAAGGACCAGCTCGCCGAGGTCGGCGGCAGCCGGATGGTGGATTACGTATCGCTCTGCCGGAAGGTCTGCATGAGCGGGATCATCTACGGCATGGGCGTCCTGAAAGGCCCGTTCATCCGGACTCAAAACCAGCGCACGTGGGAACGGGTTCAGGATGCGGCAACGGGGGCGGTCTCCGTACGCCCGCAGACAGTCGTAGCCTTCCGACCGCAGTTTGAGTTCGTGCCGATCTGGGACTATTACCCGGATATGACCGCCAAGTACCTCCATCAGATGGATGGTCAATTCCAGCGCATGGTTATGGCGCGACACCAGCTTCGCGAGCTGGCAGATAGGGATGACTTTTTCGGCGACGTGATCCTGAAGTACCTGAAAGAGCACCCGCAGGGCAACTACAAGCGGCGCACGTACGAGAGCGAGATCAAGGCCATGGGCGTACAGAACGCCGTCAATGACCAGGATGGCCGCAAGTACGAAGTGTTGGTGTGGGACGGGTACATCCCCGCCAAAGACCTTGCGGCGGCTGGAGAGGACATCCCGGAAGACAAGCTCTCCGATCAGATCGAAGCGATCGTCTGGATGGTTGATGGAGAGGTAATCAAGGCGGACATGAACCCGTGGGTGCAGCTGGACGTCGACCAGCGGGTCAACACCTACCACCACTTCATCTTCGAGGAAGAAGAGTCGACCCTGACCGGCAACGGCCTGCCCAACATCATGCGGGACAGCGCCATGGCAGTTGCCGCCAGTGCGCGTATGGTGCTGGACAACGCCAGCGTGGTGTGCGGGACGAACCTTGAGGTAAATACCGACCTCATCCGTATGGACCAGGACGTCTCGAGCATACACGCGTACAAAATCTGGTACCGTGAGGGCGTCGGCAACGAGGCAAGTCTGCCCGCTGTTCGGTCCGTCCAGATCGACAGCCACATTGGCGAGCTCCTGCAGGTCAACGAGCTCTTCCGCGGCTTCGCCGATACGGAGACATTCCTGAGCCCGCTCACGGGTGGGGACATGTCCAAAGAGCCATCCGAGCCGTTCCGCACTGCGACGGGGGCGAGCATGATGAAGGGAGACGTCGCCCTGCCGTTCAAGGACGTTGTTCGCAACTTCGACCTATTCACCCAGTCTGTCATCAGCTCCCTTGTGGCGTTCAACGCCCAGTTCAACCCCAAGAAGACGATCCGGGGCGACCACCAAGTCATTCCTCTCGGTGCGACCTCTCTGATCGCCAAGGAAGTTCGAGGGATGGTGCTGGACAACCTTGCCACGACGCTCTCTCCGGAGGACGCCCGGTATCTCAACCGGTACGAGTTGCTTCGAGAGCGGCTGGCGGCGCGGGATGTCGACCTGTTGTCAGGGGTTCTCTGCGACAAGGACGAGGCGAAACGTCGCGACGCCGCTGCGCAGAAGGCTGATCAGGAACGGCAGGCCCAGACCGACGAGCTGCTGCGCGCCGAAGTTCGGAAGATTCTGGCCGAGGCGGTCAAGAACCTTACCCAGGCAGACAAGAACGCAGCGGCGGCGGACGGCACGCAGGCCAAGACAATGATGGACACGCTCAATGTTGCGTTGGGCACTCTTGAAGGAGGGATGGACGATGGAAGCAAGCTGGAAACCGGACGAGATGAGGCAGGAGATGGAGCGGTGTCGACAGGTCCTGCACGGAAGCCGGGATGAGCCGACTGGTCAAGCGCTCTCCAAGTTGTTGGCGATCCAGACAGCACGGGCGGTCTCCAGCCTGCTTACCGCAACCGACATCGGAGACGTTCGCGCCCTTCAGGGGGAGATTCGGGCCTACGAACGGCTCGCTGAGGCCCAGCGCAAGCCGTTCGCTCTCCCCTCCGGCCTCGCCTAACCACATACATACCAAGGAGTAGACATGCCCCCCGAACAAACACCCCCGGCTGCTGACTCGACCGAGCTCGACGAGTTTGCCGCTGTTTTTGACTCCCTCACGGAAGGTGGTACCCATGCGGAAGGTTCCCAGACCGATACGACGGACGGTTCAGTCGTGCCTTCGGAAGATGATGAACAACAAAGTCAGCCGGCCGATGGCGCTGGCGATTCAGGGCAATCTACGGCAGAGGGAGGAGACGCCCCTGCTGCAGATGGTGCGGAGGTACAAGACGACGGAGGTCATCAGCCTGCTGGCAGTGACACAGGCACTCAAGGTGTAGATTGGGAGGCGCGGTTTCGCGCCCTCGAAGCCGCTGTCGCTAAGCCGCCCGCGCCGGCACCCGCCCCGGAACCTGAACCGGTCCAGGTGTACACCCCCGAAGAGAAAACCGAGCTGGACACCCTGTCGAAAGACTGGCCTGATATTGTTCGGCTCTTTACGCTTCTTGCTAGACAACAGCAAGTTGATACGCTAAATTATGCCTTCAGTGAGGTCGGGAAGGTGCTCACGCCGTTGCAAGCGTCCGTCGCGACGTACAATAGCAACGATCATTTGGGCGCCATCCTCGAGGCTCACAGCGATTACGAGCAGGTATATCAGCCGGTGTTGGACTGGGTTGAAAAGCAGCCCGGGTTTCTCAAGGAGGCATACCAGAACGTCGTGAAACAAGGGACCGCTGAGGATGTGTCAATGCTGATACAGCGGTTCAAGGATGAGACGAAGTGGGTGTCTGCGCCTTCGCAAGGGGCTGGGGAGTCCCGGCCGGCGAGCGCAGCATCCACTCCGACTCAGCAACAAACCGGACTCTCCGAAGCAGCCAAGAAAGCGGCCAAGGCGATGGGTGCAGTCGGTACGAAACGGGGCGCGTCATCCGCCGCGCAGGACCCCCTCGATTTCGATGGGGCCTGGGACGAAGCGGTAGGCGCCTGACTTAGCCACTAAGGAGGCCATAATGGCTCGTACTGTCAAACTGAGCGCCGAACTGCTCGATACGAACACCAAGGCAATCTTGGAAGCGTATCAAGCGGACCTCGCCGCGCTGCGTGCCGCACTGGTCGCGATGACTGCAAAGCTGGATGCTGACGCTGGTGTCACCGACACCAACTACGGCGCCCTTTGCAATCCTCCGGCCCTCAAGGTCACGCTGTAACCTTCCCAATCTTCAGGAGAATCCACCATGTCGAATGCTGTTGCCTACGGCGACATCAGCCCCCGCACTGCCGCCTACGTCGTCAAGCAGCTGCTGGAACGCGCCGCCCCCGTCATGCTGATCGAGAAGTTCGGTCAGGCGTACCCCATCCCCCAGAATTCCACCAAATCCGCCAAGTGGCGTCGTTACTTTCTGACTGGCACGACCGGCTCGGCGGGTAGCGGCTCCGGTTCTTTCTACGTCCCTCTGGCGCTGACGCCCCTGGTCGAAGGTGTGACCCCCGGCGGCAACAAGCTGGCGAACGTGGACTACAACTGCACCTTGTCTCAGTACGGCGACTACATCACCATCACCGACGTGGTCATGGACACCCACGAAGACCCGGTGCTGAGCGAAGCGGTCGATATCCTCGGCGAGCAAGCGGCGTACACCATCGAGACCATCCGCTACAACGTTCTCAAGGCAGGCACCAACGTGTTCCGCCTGGGTGCTGCCGGCGCTTTGGTTGGCTCGCGTGCGCTGGTCAATGGCCCGATTACCCTCGGCGCTCAGCGTTCCATCACCACCGCCCTGAACCGCCAGAACGCCCGCCGGTTCACCAAGGTCATTTCCTCCAGCCCGAACTTCCGTACGGAGCCGGTGGAAGCCGCGTACATTGGCCTGTGCCATCCGGACCTTGAAACGGACATCCGTTCGCTGCCCGGGTTCATCCACCCCAAGCAATACGGCAGCGTCACCCCGTGGGAGTCTGAAATCGGGGCTGTCGAGTCCGTCCGGTACCTGTCGTCCACCATCTTCACCCCGTGGGCTGATTCCGGCGCTGTCACTTCCGGCGCCACCACCTATCGGTCGACGACCGGCGTCAACTGGGACGTGTATCCGATCATCTATCTGGCTCGCGATGCCTTCGGTATCGTCCCCCTCAAGGGCAAGTCCTCCATCACTCCGATGGTGGTCAATCCGAAGCCGGCCCCGGGCGATCCGCTCGGCCAGCGCGGTACTGTCGGCTGGAAGGCGTGGCAGGCAGCTGTCATCCTTCAGGACGCGTTCATGCTTCGGGCCGAAGTCACCGCTACCAGCTAATGACGGGTTGAGGGGCTTCGGCTCCTCGCCGTCCTGACCAATTTTTCAGGAGATTCATCATGGGCATTGCAACTTCCGCCACCAACGTAGGCAACGGCGTCCTCAACCATACCATCCAGGCGTTCACGACCGACGCTGTGGCTGCTGCGGACACCACGTTCAACTTCGGGTTCAAGCCCCGAGCTGTGCAGTTCATCAACCTGACCGACCGCATCACCGACGAATGGTACGAGGGCATGGCGGCCACCAACGTTCTGCATACGGTTGCCGCCGGCACGCGCACCATCGACACCAACAGCCTTATCGTGGTCAACTCGGACGGCACGGTGACGGTGAAGGCGTCGGCGATGGTTGCGAGCAAATCGTTCGTCATGGTTGTCGAAGGCTAAACGGCACCGCGTACCGATTGGAGACGGGGGCTACGGCCCCCGCTTTGCTATGAGAAACTGTCTAGCGGGGGAGAGTATGAGCGAAGATGTCTTGCGCATCGAAAAGCTCGAAAACGGGTACGAGGTCGAGGTCTGTGATCCGGACATCGTGGAAAACAACGCGAAGCCCAAGTCGCAGTGGAAATCTCCGTGGAAGGCGTACGCTTTTTCGACTGATAAGGAAGTGATAGCATTCGTCACGAAGCAGCTTGCTGCTCTTCCCAAGTCCGACCAGGACGAGTTCAATTCTGCCGCTTCTGAAGCGGGCCTCTAAGGAGTAGACCATGAGTGACGATTTGACCCTGCCACCCGAAGACGATGAGTCTTCTGACGAAAGTGCAGGCCTGCCGCCGACCGAAGAAAAGGTGGACAAGCCGCGCGGACGTCGATCCAAGCCGACCTCGCCTGATGCTGCAGCGCCCGTTCAGGCGGCTCCCAAGCGAATCCGCATTCTGCTCGAGGAAAACGACAACATCCCGCCGACCGGGCTGTTCATCGGCGTCAACGGCCGTTCCTACCTGCTCGTTCCGGGGGAAGAAGTTGCCGTGCCGCCCGAGGTTGTCGAGGCGCTCAACGATGCCGTCGAGGATATTCCCCGCGTGGACTCTTCCAACAACGTGGTGGACTACCGCAAGAAGATGCGGTTCCCATTCCGGCTCCTGGTCTAAGCCCCCGTGCGCACGTTCGGCGATCTCGTCAGGTTCACTCGCGGCAGCATCCTGCGTGACACGTCAGACCCGCTTCTGTGGTCTGACGAGACGCTATGCGAGTGTATCGCGACCGCGCATGACGAGTTCGCCGAGCGCACGCTCAGCATCCGAGACAGCTCTTCTCCAATTACGGAGGTCGAGCTGATCAATGGAGTAAGCATATACCCGCTCGACCCAGTCGTTCTGGCAGTTATTTCCGGTCGAGTGGCCGGGGCGACAGCTGATCTAGTGCGAGCGTCTGCCGCCGCCATTGATGGATATGTGCCTCCGCCCGACGTTGTGTCGTGGCTGGAGCAGATCAACTATGGCGCCAGCCAGACCGGTACACCGATGGCCTTCACAACCGACGATAGCGTCGAGGGGACGGGTCAGGCTGCGGTTGTCCGCGTGTGGCCGACACCTGCCGCCGCAGACAACGGGGTTCTTGTCCGTCTTCGCGTTGCGCGGCTTCCCGTCGTTGTGTGCAGCCTCGACACCCTCGATAAGCCAGTTGAGTGTTCTCGGCAGTTTTTGATGGGGCTCTGTCATGGGGCTGCAGCAATCGCCTACGCAATGAACGACGTTGACGGAAACGATCAGACGCGTGCGGACGGGCAACGAAAGCTGTTCGACGGGTATATTGCCAGAGCAGCTGCGGCTGCTCGTAGAAAGATGTTTGCCCCGACGTCGTGGGGGTTTGGTCGCGGCGGATTTTCGCACTCGAGGTAACCCATGGGAGCTGTATCCGGCGCTGTATCCCCCGAGCAAGTTGCAAGGCTTGTTCCGAATTCCAATACTGCCGCTGCGAAGGTTCCGGCAGACCCGACAGTACTTGATCCGACGACCGAGATGATCAAGCGGACCCAACCGGCGGCTGCGAATGCAGTTCCCCCTCGTCTGGTGAGTGAGGCGATTGCGCCGATGGTTGCGGGTGCGCAGCAGGCGATCGGGGGGTTGGTGGACCCTGCGCCCAACCACTATGCCGGCGTTCAAGACATGAACAGGCAGAAACTCAACGAGCAGATGCAGCGGGCAGAGACTCCGGCACAAGCCGCCGGGGTAGCAGTTCGTGGGGCACTTGAGAATGTCGTCGCTCCAGCAACTGCGCTTGTGGCCCATGGTCGCGACATCGTAGGTACGATGTACGACCAAGCCGTTGGTGCCGCGCAGGGGGCCAAGAATTTGGCTTTGGGCATCTCCGGACTTCCGGCTCCCCAGGCAGCTCCGGCTCCCCAGGCA